TTCACAGGGCGCTTCCTAATCGGACTCAGGGGGTGGCATCCGTCACCCCCTAACTATGGAGAAAATTCATGACTCACTTCTCTGATGGTGTTCGGGCAGGTAGGAACTTTGCTAATAACGGTACGGCTTCGGAACCGGGCGTTTTCATGTCGCCGATCAATGTTTATAACGTGGTACCTGTGGCTTTGGACGCAGATGGTATCTGCGCTCAGCAAACATTGGCAGCAGCTGGTAACGCCACTCTGAACGGCGCTCTGGCTTCTGGCGGCACTGTCACCCTTGACGTTCCTCGTAACGTCGTTGTTGACGCTGCTGGTGCGGCCACTGCTGTTCTGACCGTTTACGGCACGGATGTCTATGGCATCTCGATGTCGGAAGCGATCACGCTGAACGGCACGACTGCTGTTGCTGGCAAGAAGGCTTTCAAGACGATCACCAGCATTGCAGCATCCGCTGCAGCAACCGACTTCTTTGTCGGTACAGGTGACGTGTTCGGCCTTCCTATCCGTGCAAACGCCCGTAACTACGTTCTGACTGCTTGGGGTTCTGCATTCGTAACGACTGGCACATTCACTGCCGCCGATGCGACAACCGCAACAACCACAACTGGCGACGTTCGCGGCACTTTTGCTCCTGCTGACGCTGCCGACGCTTCTAAGCGGCTGACACTTTGGGTATTCGTCCTTGACGACGACACTCAGACCGGCCTCTACGGCGTTACTCAGGCTTAATGTTTGGGGCGGCTTCGGTCGCCCCATTCACTTGGGGGTTATATGCGCGCTAAGAAAGACTTTCAGTTCAAGGCTAAGCACAAGAACCCCAAGGGCGGTCTCAATGAGGCTGGCCGCAAGGCTTACAATGCCGCGACAGGTTCCAACCTGAAGCGTCCGCAGCCTGAAGGTGGAAAGCGCAGAGATAGTTTCTGTGCGCGCTCAGCCGGCCAAATGAAAATGTTTCCTGAGGCAGCTAAAGATCCGAAGTCTCGGCTTAGGCTGGCCCGAAAAGCGTGGAACTGCTAATATGCGTGGAAAGAAAAACTGGATCGCCGAAGCCATCAAGAAGCCCGGCGCTCTCCGCAAGGAACTCGGTGCAAAGCCCGGCAAGCCTATCCCGGCTGGAAAGCTTGAGGCTGCCTCCAAGAAACCCGGTAAGCTTGGCCAGCGCGCCCGCTTTGCCATGACCCTGAAAGGCATGAAATAATGGCTGATGCAGTAACTTCTCAGACGCTGGTCGATAATCAGACAACCGCTGTTATGCTGTTCACGAACATTTCAGATGCTACGGGCGAATCGCTCGTGACAAAGGTTAATGTTGCCAACCTCGCAGCCAACGCTCTTGGTCAAGCCTGCACTGGTGTGAGTGTTCAGAAAATCCACACAGCATGTCACGGGATGGAGTTTCGTCTTTTCTGGGGCGCAACCAGTAACGTGTTTTTCTTTGGATCCGCACAGAACGACCAATATACATTCGACCTGTCAAATTTTGGTGGACTTCGAAACAACGCTGGTGCCGGTAAAACTGGAAATATTTTGCTAAGTACTGCTGACGCGTCTAGTGGTGATACTTACACACTCATCCTTGAGATGACGAAATATTATAACTAATAGGAGTTAATCATGATTCTTCGTCGCTACACAAACGCCAATGGTGACCAGCAGGAAATCGTTCTCTCGAAGGAAGATTGGGAGAAGGTGACTGAGGAGTCGCTCGACATCATGCTCGGCTTTAAGACCGTTGCTCCCGCCAAGCCCGCTAAGGCTGCCAAGGCTGAGCCTGCTCCGGCTCCTGAGCCTGTCGTGGAAGCCGCTCCTGAGCCTGTGGTTGAGGAAGCTCCTGCTGTTGAAGCAGAAGCGCCCGCTGAGAAGAAATAATGCGTGGGCGCAAAGAGTCGCGCGTTAACGAGGCCGGGAACTATACGAAGCCCGGCCTGCGTGAGAGCTTGTTCAAAAGCATCAAGGCTCGCGCGACTCATGGCACCAAGGCAGGACAATGGTCTGGCCGCAAAGCACAGCTCCTAGCTAAGGAGTATAAGGCCAAAGGCGGTGGCTATGCCGATTAGAAAACCGCAGCAATCCCTCAAGGATTGGACCGAGCAGAAATGGACCACCAAGTCCGGCAAGCCGTCCAGCAAGACGGGTGAGCGGTATCTTCCAAAAGCTGCCATTAAATCGCTGACGCCGGCTGAATATGCTGCTACAAGCAAAGCCAAGCGCGAAGGAAAGAAGGCTGGAAAACAGTTTGTAGCCCAGCCTAAATCCATCGCTAAGAAGACGGCGAGGTTTAGATGACCACTTCTGGCACGTACACATTCGGTGATACCGAACAGATCGACATCATCACGGAAGCGTATGAGCGCGTCGGGCGTAATGCCGGCACGCTGTCTTCCAATGACATCGATAGTGCGCGCCGCTCGATCAATTACATGTTCTCGGACTGGGCGAACAACGGACCCAATCTCTGGGCTGTAGATCTCCAGTCCATCGTTCTCACACCGGGCACGCTATATTACGATCTGGAGCCGCGCACGGTCTCAATCCTGCAGGTCTACACACGCACCATGTCAGGCGCTCTGGCAACCGACCTTATGATGTCGCCGATCAGCCGCGCTGAATACGACGCGATCCCGAACAAGGCGCAGCTCGGCCAGCGCCCGTTCCAATATTATTTCCAGCGCACGATCACGCCGCGCCTCTATATCTGGCAGGCTCCTGAACTCGCTGGTGTCACACTCTTCTATCACCGCATGAAAATCCAAGAGGACGCGGGCGCGTTCACTGATAGCATGGACGCACCGAACCGTTGGATGGAAGCGATTGCCGCTGGTCTGGCGGCGAAGCTCGCGGTCAAGTTTGCACCTGATCGTCTTGAATTCCTGCAGGGTCTAGCTGACGGCGCTTACAACCGCGCTGCCGCAGAAGACCGTGAAAAGGTTCCGCTTCGCATCACCATTGACCAGTGGAGTTGCTGATGCAGTACGCTTTCGGACGGGGACGTAAACGTAGAACCCAACCAAAATTCGACGCACACGACCCAAGAGCAATTGCAATATGCGACGGCTGTGGATTCCTCGTGCAGCACACGCACCTCCGCGAAAAGAAAGACTATCGTGGCGGCTCGGTCCCTGTTGGGCTTGGCGTTTACGTTTGTGCTTCTTGCGATGATGTTCCTCAGCCATATTATCGCCGGCTGCTCCTGCGTCCCGATCCTGTGCCAGTGAAACATCCCCGTCCAGATTATAATCCAAGCTATTACGTTCTCGATGAGAATGGTATACAGCGGATTGTAACGCAGGACGACGAGCCGATTATTCAGGAGAGCTAAGTGTCTGACATTAAAATCTCTCAGATGACTCCTTGGGTCGGCGCTGTTACTGGCAACGTCGAATTCCCAGCCGTCTTCGCAAACGAGAACTACCGCATTGCCCTGAGCCAGCTGACGACTTCGACGTTCGGCTTCGGCACGATGGCGCTGCAGAATGCGAATGCCGTCAACATCACGGGCGGCAACGTCGCTGTTACTGCGCTGTCTGGCGCAATCACAGTGGCAAACGGCGGCACTGGTCTCGGCGCTACGCCGACGAACGGCCAGCTCCTGATCGGCAATGGCTCTGGTTATACGCTGGCGACGCTTACTGCTGGCACTGGCATCAGTGTTACCAATTCTTCTGGCGGCATCACGATTGCTGCTAGTGGCGCAGGATTCGGCACCGTTACGTCTGTCGGCGTTGACGGTGGCGCGACTGGCCTGAACTTCACCAACAGCCCGATTACAACCAACGGCACGATTGTTATGGGTGGTACCCTGAACATCGCCAGCGGCGGCACTGGGGCAACCACAGCTACGGCAGCGCGCGCGAATCTCAGCGCCGCTAAGTCTGGTGCGAACTCCGACATCACATCCATAACCGGCCTGACCACGCCTCTGTCCATCACGCAGGGCGGCACGGGCGCAAACGATTCGCTCAGCGGCTACATCTTCGGGAACGGCTTGAGTCCGTTTACGTCGGTTGCAACTATCCCGATGACCGACATCACGGGCACGCTTCCGATCAGCAAGGGCGGCACGAACGCTACGTCAGCTGCGGCTGCTCGCGTTAATCTTCTCCCGTCTTACACTGGCAACGCTGGTAAGGCTCTCTTCATTAACCCGGCTGCGACTGACGTTATCTGGCAGGCAGTCGCTGGTTCAGGAACCGTAACCAGCGTGGACGTGTCTGGCGGCACGACTGGCCTGACGACATCTGGCGGCCCAATCATTGCGGCTGGCACGATTACGCTTGGCGGCATTCTTATTCCGGTTAACGGCGGCACGGGTATTGGCAGCTATTCTGTCGGCGACTTGCTGTTCGCTAACACGACAACTCAGCTCGATAAGCTGTCTGTCGGCTCCAATGGTTTCATCCTTGCCTCAAACGGCACGGCTCCGGGCTACGTCAATCCATCAACCATTACTGTCGGCACAGCCACAACTGCAACGACTGCGACAACGGCAACGAACATCGCAGCCGGAACCGCTGGTGCGATCCCCTATCAGACGGGTGCTGGGGCAACGACGTTCCTGTCTTCCGGCACCGGCGTTCTGGTTAACAGCGGCGGCAATCCTAGCTACAGCATGACGCCGACGCTCACGTCTGTGGCTTTGACATCGGGTACGGTTAGCACGACGCCGACAAGCGCGAATGATCTCGCCAATAAGAGCTACGTGGACACGCAGGTGTCTTCTGGCATCACATACCACACGCCTGTTAAGTATGAGGTTCCAAACACCACTGGAAACCTTAACGCAACATACAACCAGCCGGGCGGCGCTGGGGTTGGCGTTGGCGCCACGCTGACCAATGCTGGGACAAAGGCTGCCTTCGCGCCTGATGGACCGACAGCTTCGATTGGCGACCGTATCTTGGTCTACAATCAGACAAACGGTTTTGAGAACGGCATCTACGAAGTCACGACAGTTGGCACGCCTGATCCGGGTGGCACGAACTGGGTGCTGACGCGCACAACCGACGCCGACACTTATGCTTCAAAAAGCCCGAATGGCCTTGGTCAGGGCGATGCGTTCTTCGTCACAAGCGGCGACACAGGCGCTGGCGAAACCTACGTGGTCAACACTGTCGGGACCATTACGTTTGGCACGACGGCGATCACCTTTGTGCAGGTCTCTGACAGTACGCTCTATACGGCGGGCAACGGACTCCAGCTCACCAGCGGCACTCAGTTCAGCCTGATCTCGCCTGTCACCACAGTCAACGGCGGCACGGGCCTGACGACTTTCACGTCAGGCGGCGCGGTCTATGCAACGTCTACGTCGGCGCTGACCACTGGCACGCTGCCTATCGCATCGGGCGGCACGGGCCAGACGACTGCCTCGGCTGCGTTCAACGCCCTGTCGCCGATCACCACGGCTGGCGACTTGATCCTCGGCAATGGCGCGAATAGTGCCACACGCTTGGGCATTGGCGCAAACGGTTATGTCCTTACGTCGAACGGCACAACAGCTTCGTGGTCGCCGGGCGCGTCCAGCATGGTCTATCCGGGCGCCGGCATCCCGAACTCAACTGGATCTGCGTGGGGCACCAGCTATACAACGTCAGGCAGCGGCACAGTCGTAGCGCTGACCACGTCTCCGGTCTTCACGACGCCAAACCTCGGCACGCCTTCTGC